TGACTATGGGTACAAACACCAGTGGTCATATCATGGTTGCAGATGGTACTAACTTTAATCCTGTAGCAGTATCAGGTGATGTAACAATATCCTCTGCAGGTGCTGTAACAATAGCAAATGGTGCAGTAGAAACTGCAATGGTAAATGCAAATGTTATTACAGGACAAACTGCTGAAACATCTCTTGACACATCTAATGATACAATTCTTGTACATGATGCAAGTGCTAGTGCTTTAAGAAAAACTACATTAGCATCTATATCATCTGCTCTTGGTGGTATTACAGACGTTGTAGCAGATACAAGTCCTCAACTTGGAGGGTCACTAGACGTTAATGGAGAAGATATAGTATCTACTTCTAACGGCAATATTACACTAACACCAAATGGAAGTGGTGTAGTTAGAATAGATGGTTCTAATGGTATTGATATGCAATCAGGTGCTATATCAATCAAAAACTCAGGTTCTCAATCTTATGTAAGATTTTACTGCGAATCTAGTAATGCACACTATGTACAACTACAAGCACCTGCCCATGCTGACTTTTCAGGTAATCATACAGTAACACTACCTAATTTAGCATCGACTGTTGCAACTACATCATTAACAGAAACACTTACAAACAAGACATTGACAACACCAACAATTAACGGTGCTACTATTGGTTCTGCTAATATAGCAACTGCTAGTAATGGTGACATAAACTTTGCACCGAATGGCACAGGTAAGATTGTTGTAAGAGGTAATACTAATCAGGGTAAGATTGTACTTAACTGTGAAAGTAACAGTCACGGACAAACAATTATAGCTGCACCACACTCTGAGAGTGCTAACAATGTTCTTACACTACCTAGCACTGGTGGAGATGCTAGATTAGTATCAACAGCATCTACTGCTACACTAACAAATAAAACATTAACTTCACCAAAGATAAATGAAGACGTAGCAGTTACAGCTACTGCAACAGAAATAAACCTTTTAGATGGTGTTACAGCTACAACCTCAGAACTTAATATATTAGATGGAGTAACATCTACTGCAACAGAATTAAATATATTAGATGGAGTAACATCTACAACAGCAGAACTTAATGTTATGGATGGTGGCACAGCTGCTTCTTCAGTAACATTAGCAGATGCAGACAGATTAGTAACTAATGATGATGGCACAATGAAACAGGTAGCTTTAACTACTTTAAAAACCTATTTATCTAGTGCAGGATTCGTTACTGATGACCCAACAGCATTAGCTATTGCTTTAGGATAGGGAGAATTAAATGGCGAATACATTTAAAGTAAAGACCAATGATGCAATGCCATCAAGTGCAGGTACTCCTTTAACACTTTATACTGTACCATCTAGTACAACAACTATTGTATTAGGTTTGATACTGTGTAATGTAGATACATCACAAAGAACTGTTGATGTGCAACTTGTATCCGACACAAGTGATACTGAAACAAACGCAACTGTAAAGTTATTGGAAAATGTTCCAATACCTGCAGGTTCAAGTTTGGAAGTATTATCAGGTGGTAAAGTCGTGTTACAAACTACAGACGTGTTAAAGATAGACTGTGACGTTGCAGCTAAGATTGATGCTACGCTTTCAATTATGGAGATAACATAATATGGTTCATATAGGTAATACACCTGCAAGTAACTTTGCATCTGTAACTAAAGATACGTTTAGTGGAGATGGAAGCACGACTGCTTTTACACTATCTAAAGCTGCGACAACAAATGGAGTTGCAGTCTTTGTAGAAAACGTAAGACAAGAACCTACAACAGCGTATGCAGTTAGTGGTACTACATTGACATTTACTGCTGCACCTGTAAGTGCTAGTGGAAATAATATCTATGTGTTACATCACAACACACCTGCAAGTACAGCAACACATCCTGCAGGACAAGACTTGACTGCAGCAAATAGCACAATGACAGGTACATTAGCTGTTACAGGCACAAGCACATTGACAGGAAATGTTGCTCTCGGTGGTACACTAGATATGAATGGTGCAGAGTTGGTGTTAGATGCTGATGCTGACAGTTCTATCCATTCTAGCACAGATGACCAAATAGATATTAAAGTAGGTGGTAGTGACACAGCAATAGTTGCCGCAGACTCACTAAAAATAAGAAGTGATAATGCAGGATTAATTTTTAGAAGAACAACTTCTGAAACTGACATTGCAAAAATACAATATGTTAATGGTAATCCAAGTTTAGATATAGGTGCTGATGGTAAGAATATAAGATTTGTAAATCAAGGTTCTTATGCTGAATCAATGCGAATTAAAAGTAATGGTCATGTTGGTATAGGTTCTACTAATCCGGGAAATTTTTTTGAAGCTATTGGTAATGTATCTGGTGGTTATGCAGGATTTCTTCATAACGATGGAAATAGTAATGGTCACTATGGACTAAGAGTAGCAGCAGGTTTAGATGATGGGTCAACATCAAATGTTATAATATCTATGTGTGATGGTGATAATGAAGCACAAGGACATATTACACTTTCAGGTGCAACAGTATCTTATGGTGCTTTTACTGCACACCACGAAATATCTTTGCCTAATGCTGACAATGCAAATGGCTATGCTTATGGTACTTTACTTGATATAGATAAAATATATTACACACAAAAAGATGGAAAAGATTCAGAACGAGGTATTCGTTATCTTGTTAAAAAAACTCAAGGTGCTTACTCAAGAAAAGTTTTAGGAGCATATTCTGCTGATATGTTTCAACAAGCTGATAAAGATATTCTTTATACAGAAGATGATACAATTCCAGAAGGTAAAAAAGTTGGAGATGTAAAAATAGATGGTGGAACATATAAAGGCAATCTTCACCAAGCAGGAGTGTTAGGTGATGGACACGTTATATGTAACGGAGAAAAAGGTAAC